TTGCCAAATACTGACAAGGTTGCTGAAGCAATTCAGAAAGCCCGCGCTCAGGAAAAAGATAAGCTATACCCTCAGCTTAACAAGCTGCAAGAGGAAATTAGCCTACTTCGCAGAGAACGCGAAGAGCGCCAAGCACTTGATGCACAACGAGCTGAAAAGCGCAAACAGCGTGAAGCAGAGCGTGAAGCAGAAAAGAAAGCTAAAGCTGAAGAAGAGATGTCTTTCAAGAAGCTTCTTAAAACCAAAGAAGAAGAATGGGCATCTAAGCTAGAATCTGAGCGCGTTGAGCGTGAAAGAGCATTCGCCCTTCTTGAGCGTGAGCGTGAGTTCCAAGAGCTGCAGCAATATCGCCAGCAGCGTCTAGAGCAAGAACGCGACAATATCATTCCAGAACTTATCGACCTTATTTCTGGAAATACCCGCGATGAAATCGAGCAGAGCATCGCTGGTCTAAAAGAACGCTCTGCGAAAATCTTCGATTCTGTTGCGCAAGTTGCACAGCAGAGCCGCAAGGAAATGACTGGTTCTCGTATTACGATGCCAGCCTCTGGACCCCTCGACAACGACTCGGACTCACGTATGTATTCACCTGATGACATCTCTAAGATGTCGCTTCAGGACTATGCGAAGAATCGTTCCAAGCTAATTGGAAATAGCAAAAACAGTGGACAGGGATTGTTCGGGTAATTAACCACCTAACCTAAAGACCGCTTCTGAAAGGAGCAAAAAATGGCAGGTTCTGCTATTACAGGTACCGGTGCGCTTGCAGGTGCACCTACCGCTTACTCAGGTTCGAACAGCCAGCTATCGCAGGCTATTCAGACCATCTGGTCGAAGGAAATTCTGTTCCAGGCGATGCCAATTCTTCGCTTTGAGCAGTTTGCAGTTAAGAAGACGGAGCTTGGTGTTGCACCAGGTCTTCGCGTTAACTTCCTTCGTTACAAGAACTTCAGCGTGGACCCAACTCCACTAACTGAAGGTGTCCGTATGACCACCAACGCTCTAACCGCAGAGCAGATTGCTATCACCGTTGCTGAGCACGGCTATGCAGTTGCAGTTTCAGAACTGCTACTGAACGCTTCGTTCGACGACATCATGGCATCGGCTTCACGTTTGCTTGGTCGCCACATGGCACAGTACCTTGACGTACAGGCACGTGACACCCTTTCGTCTGCCACCTCGGCAACGTTTGGTTATGACCGTACTGCATACGACGGTGCTACCAACTTCAACCTATACCAAGAAGGTAGCGTTGCTACCGCTGTGTCAGGTTCGAACACCTCTGTGGGTTCGGGTACCAACGCAGGTAAGTACAAGTTGACCACTGGTGCCATCAAGGACGCTGCTCTTGTTCTTGCTTCAAAGAACATTCCTCGTCTAGGTGAGACCTACGTCCAGTTCATCCACCCTAAGCAGTCTCGTGACCTTCGCTCGAACCCAGAGTTCATCGAAGTCACCAAGTACGCTGCTCCAGGTAACTTCATGTTGGGTGAAATCGGCCGTCTATACGACGTCGTGTTCATCGAGACCACTCAGGTCAAGAAGTACGCTACTGGTTCATCGGTTACTGACTACACCTCAAAGGTTGGCTCAGTTGCAGACCAGACTGGTTACCCTGTAAAGGCTAACACCAGTCCTGGTCTTGGTGGTAACCCAGAACTAGCTCAGTTCGGCAACGGCGCTGGTGGTACCGGTTCGGCTTACCCAACCGACACTACCACTCTTACCGCTGACGTGTACGAGTCAATCATGATTGGTGACAACGCATTTGGTCACGCAATCTCGCTTCCAGTTGAGCTCCGTGACGGTGGTGTGCTAGACTTCGGTCGTGAGCACGCTCTAGCATGGTACGCCATCTGGGGTCTAGGTATTATTACCGACCAGGCTATCAACAAGGTTTACACCAACTAATAGCCAAAAAACGTCGAGGGGGGCCCGCAAGGGCCCCCCAACACAAACAAACAACACACTAAAACAGGAGAAAAATATCGTGGCAAATAAACCCACTAGTCCACAGGACACAACAGGACGCGCAGTCGAAGAGGCTGCAAAGCGTAACGCAGCAGAACTAGCTGCTCGTGCAGAAACAATCTCACTATCTCGCGCTGCAGAAGCAGCAAGTCTTGAGAATGAGGTCTTTGACCCAAAGCAACCAGACGCTCCAATCTTGCTTGACGAGGTTGAGGAGCTAGGTGTCAATGTAGCTGCTGACGAGTACATCATTATCCGTACTATCTCGGATATCGAAGACATGACTTATGGCGTAGTTAATGGAGCCCCACAAAACTACACCTTTAAAGCCGGAGTTAAGTACAAGGTGCCAGTAGATTTGGCTTCATACCTTGCACGTCTAGGTTATACCTGGAAGGCTTAACACCCAATTAAGCTGTCCGTCCTGCTAACCCCCGCCTCCTCGTTAGCAGGACGGACTTTTCTTTTAGCGTGTATTTCAGGACTTTTTAAGTCAATATAAATACAGAATGTTTTGGAGGATTTATGGCTAATATTACAAGCCTAATCTCAAGAGTTAGAGTCGAGCTAGGTGACCTAGGCAAGACTTTCGTTACCCATATCACGGGTGATGGAATCAATAACCGATTCAACCTCCACTACTCTCCGCTGGACGGCAGAACTGTAGTTGTTAAGCTGACTCTAGCTTCTAATGGCACCACATCTGACATTACCACCAAAGCTCACATTGAAGAGTCTACTGGTGTTATGGTGCTTCTACAGACAGATAACGTTACCCCCCTTATTCCTGCCGTTGGTGACGTTCTTACTATTAGCGGAACATACTTCCGATACTTCACTGGCGCAGAGCTTACTCAGCTTGTTAATGACGCCTTAGTTCAGCACTCGCAAAATGCACTGGATAGCACAGGCCGCAAGGTTACTATCGATACTCTTCCTGCAAACGAAGAGTACCCGCTAACTATCTACGCGGTTACGCTTGCTCTTTACACCCTAGCTACTGATGCTGCATTTGATATCGATATTGCTGCACCTGACGGCGTTAGTATTCCTCGTTCTGAACGTTACCGCCAGCTAATGGAGATGGTACAGACTCGACAGTCTCAGTACCGTGAGCTGTGTGCTCTCATGGGTATCGGCCTTTACCGCATCGAGGTATTTGACCTCAACCGCATCTCAAAGATGACAAACCGACTTATTCCTCAGTATGTTCCTCAAGAAGTTGATGACCGCTCATACCCACAGCGCGTCAATCACCCAGCTCCTACCCTTGGAAATGCCCCTACTCCATGGCCTACTGAAGCTGGAGAACTTACTGCTTACCAGGGTATTGCGTTTAACACTGCTCTTACTTTCAACGACAACTACGCTGGTAAGACGTTTATTGCTAACTTGCTCAACCAGCGTGGTTCAGTGCTCGTGGTTCAGCCAATTGCACTATCGGTGGCAACTACAGGAACTAGCGTAATCACTGCAGCTTCTAGAACAGCTAACAGCACTACAGTCACTCTCACTACTGGTGCTCCTCACGGCCTTACTGCCGGAGCTGCGGTTGTAGTTACTGGTGTAGACAGCACGGTAAACGGTGGGGGAACTGTGGCTACTATTTTAGATACTACCCACTTCACCATTACCAGTACTATAAACACCGCTCTAGCCCTGACTGGGTTGACTGGCCAGGTCGAGACTAACGTTGCTAAGAACTACACGTTTACCTTCAACCTAACCTCTGACCAAACCCTAAGACTGGCAGAGCGCACTTACTGGTCGCTTTCTACTGTCGATACGTTCACTAATGAACATATTGAAATAAAGGGCGGCAACTTCTTTACCGTACGCTCGAGCACCGTTGTACTATAAACTTATATTAATTGGAGTAAAAAATGCCTAGAAAAACACTTATACAAAATCGACGAGACACTGCAGCTAACTGGACTAGTGTCAACCCAATCCTTGCTTCTGGTGAGATTGGCGTAGAAACTGATACCAACAAGTTTAAACTCGGTGATGGCACAAGTACTTGGACACAGCTGGACTATCAAACTGGTACCCAAGGGCCCGCAGGCCCTACTGGACCACAAGGTCCTCAAGGACCGCAGGGAGAGCCGGGAACTGGCGGAACTGCTAGTTTTAAGTACCGACCCGATGATGCTCAGTATGTGTACACCATCAATCATAATCTTGGGTTTAACCCAAATGTTAGCGTTATTGATTCCAGCAGTACGGAGTACTTTGGTGAGGTAACGCACATCAATGTCGATACTCTGACAATAACTTTTACCAAAGCTGTATACGCTACTGCTTACCTATCTTAAGGAAATGAAATGTCCAAGTCATATTTAACGGGTATAAACCTAAACGCCAACCCTTTGATGAACGCAAAGGTGCACGTTTGGGGCAGCTCACCCGCTTCATCACCAAACGTTACTCCAGACGGTACTACTGCCGTAGAAGGTATGATTTCTTCTTATCAGGGAACGTTATACGTATACAAAGGCATTTCTGGTTCTGGAGGTGCTTGGGCTGCCCTATCTATTACAAGTGGAACAGTTACTGCTGTAACTGGTACTTCCCCGGTTGTTTCTAGTGGTGGAAATACGCCTGCAATCTCTTTGGCTTCTGGTTACGGAGATACTCTAAACCCATACGCTTCTAAATCTGCAAACTACATTCTAGCCACCCCTAATGGTACCACTGGCGCACCTTCTTTTCGAGCCCTTGTTTCTGCTGACCTCCCATCTATTGGTAATATTACAAACGCTGGTGCTATTGGCTCTACTTCTGGCCTCGTAGCAGTTACTACTACTTCCGGTGTACTAACTACTGCTACTAACACAAACCAGTCTTCTTCAACTTTCCTTCGAGGAGACCTTACTTGGGTAACTCCTACAGATACTAACTATTACCCTACTGCAGTAACAATGACTGCAGGAACCACTGCTGGACCACTCGTTGGTCTAACAATGAACTCTGGCTCAGTGACTTCGGCTGCTATTCCGGCAGCAGGTTCTGGAGCTTCTGGTGTGGTTGTTACGGGTGCCCAGACATTCGATGGCGCTAAGACATTTACGAACCAAGCTACGTTTAACGGTGGTGCGGTAATCGCTGCTGGTCAGACACTAAACATGACCAACAACCGAATTACTAACCTTGCTGAACCTGTGTCAAACAGTGATGCTGCAACTAAGTACTACGTAGACAACGTATCTGTTGGTGTTAATGCGCACGATGCTGTTGCGGGTGTAGTTGCTGGGTTTACTGGCACATATTTTCCTGGTGGCGGTACTGCAACAAGCGTATCTGGTAACGTTAACACAAATACTCTTTCTGTAACTAACAGCGGATTTAATATTGCAGTTGGTCAAACTGTTGCAGGTAGCTCAAACATTCCTACTGGAGCTATTGTAACGTCGGCAAGCGCACCTAATGGTACTGGCATTACAGTAACTATTGACAAAAACTTAACGGGCACTCTGTCTGCAAACCCATCTATCACTTTCTTGGGTGCTGATGGTGGCACTGGTGTTGGCGCAACGCTTACCGCTTCTGCCGTTGGAATCCTTAAATCATCCGATACTAACAGCCAGTACTCTTTTGTTGCTGGTGACCGTGTTCTTCTATTGTCGCAGACTACCTCTACTCAAAACGGTGTATACGTTGTAACCACTGCTGGTACAGCTTCTGTTGCTGCTGTATTGACCCGTGCCACAGACTATGACAACAGCGAATGGGGCGACATTGCTGCTGGTGACCTAGTGTATGTTATCAACGGTGGTAACGGGGCGGGAACGTATACTTACGGAGGTACTCAGTGGGTTCAGACTACTAAAGGTATTGCAACAATTGGCTCCGGTGCCAACATTAAGTACAGCGTGCTTATCGGTACTGACAGTCCTTCATTCACGCAGTTCTCTGGTGTAAACACTGTTCCGTTTGCTACTACTACCTCCGTGGGTATTGCATCCTTCTCAAGCACCTATTTTAGCGTAAATGGTGTTGGTGGAGTTAGCCTTAGCAGCCTTGGTGCTCTAAACGCAGCTTCAGCAACCAGTGCTACAAATGCAACTAACGTTGCCACAACGTTAGCCTCTTCTAGCTCTACATTTTACCCTACATTTGTAGGAAGTACCACAAACGGCAACCAGGCAATTAACAACGCTACAACCCTTAGCTTTGTTCCTTCTACTGGTGCCCTAACTGCAGGTTCATTGATTGCTGGAACTTTAACCGGTGTATCTGGAACATCGTTGGACATTTCGACCCCAGGAGCCGCGACCAGCTCTAACGTCACTATTAAAACGGGTGCAAGCTCTGCCACTGCTTCTGGAACTATAACAATTGCTACTGGAACAACTAGCCAGACTGGTGGTACTTCTGGAGCTCTTACTCTAAATACCGGTACTGGTGGTGGTACTGCAAACAGCTCTGGTGCCATAACAATCCAAACTGGAAACGGTTCAGGAACGTCAGGTAGCTCTGGAAACGTAACTATTGATTCGGGCTCACAGAATGGTAGTGGAACTTCTGGAACTATATATCTTGGTAACAATTACTCACCTACAATATCAATTGGTAGAACTTCAGGAACAACTACCACTATTTACGGCGCAGTCCAGATGCCTCAAGTTGGTACTTCTGGTTTTGTGAAAGCCGGTGCTAGCGGAGCGCTGAGTACGTCAACTATTGCGTATGGTGATTTGCCTACTACATCGCTGACTGCTGTCACAACTACTGGTATTGCTCGTAAAACAACTGCATCAGCAACTACCGGTGCGGGAACCACTATTACCGTGAACCACGGTTTTGGCCAGTGGGTTCACGCTCAGTTGTTTGATGCAAGCGGTAACCTTGTTGAAGTTGATATCCAAAACAGTGCAACCAGCAACGGAACAACCATATTTACCTTTGCTGTTACTCAGGGTGCTACAACATTTAACTACGTAATTATTGGATAGTATTAGTCTATGACTAAAAAATATTTAAACAATATCGATTTAAATGGCACACTAACTATTCAAGGTTCTGGTGGAACTAATGGATATTTTTTAAAAACCGACGGTTCGGGAAATATTTCTTGGGCTTCTCTATCTGGTTCCCTTGGGTATGTTGGTGGCTATCAAACTACTGCTGCGGCAGGTACGTCAGTTGCGCTTACAGGAATAAACTCCTTAACTAGCACGTCTACACTTACACTGACTACTCCAAGCATAGGTGCGTCCGGTGGTACCGGGTCATCAACTACACTAACTTCAGGAAGCGTAACCGTTAGCAATGCTTCTGGAAGCTCTACTAGCGGTAACACTGTCATAACCTCTGGTGCAGCAACGTTATCAAACGCCGGTAACTCGAGCGGTACCGCAACAGCTGGAAATATCTCTTTAGATACTGGCCTTGCTTCGGCTGCTAATGGTTTGGCATTTGTAAACCAAGGAAGCATTTCAATTGGTGCTGTAAACTCGACTCAAATTCAAATAGGAAACTCGACTAGCACTACTCTACTAGGTGGCCAAACAACTTATTCTGCAGGAACTTCATCATTTCCTCCAATAAAACTAACTTCTGGAACAAATACCGCATCTGCAATTGCTGGAGCAATTGAGTACAACGGTGACTTACTGACCCTTGTTCACTCTGGAACTGCAGCGGGTAGAAACATGGTTCAGGCAACTGCTTGGGCATATTCAAACGCAAACTCGACCCCTGCAACAACCACAACTCCAGTATCAATTTTTCAAGCCGGTGCTCAGAAGCTCACGCTAGAAGCAGGAAAGACTTATTACTTTAAGCTTAACTTAGGATTTATTGCTACATTCACTTCTGGTACTGCATCTATTCAACTAGTACCTACTTTCTCTAACGCACCTGTAAGCATTAACTACACTGCCCTATATCACCCAGGAACTGCGGGTAACGCGCAGGCATATAGAGTTTCATCAACAACCGCAACTGCAATTAGCCCATCAATTACAGCTACCCAAACCAACGCTGGCGTAATTGTTGAGGGATATTTCCAGTCAAACGCTACTACAGGTGGAACCGTTGAATTTAAGTTTCAAATGTCTACTACTGGTAGCTCTACGGTAGTAATTAACGGCTCATACCAGCAAATTACCAAAATTGGTACTGGTGTTCCTGCTGTGGTTTCTGGTGCTTGGGCTTAATTAGTCCAAGTTTAGCCGTACAATAAAAGAAGACTCTAGGAGATACAATGCCAGCAAAAACTACTATCAAACTTAGGGCGGGAACCCAGTCTGGCTGGGCTAGCACCGCCATGACTCAAGCCCTAACTAGCTCATTAATTACTACTGATGCTAGTGGTAACTTGGTTGCTAGGTATACCATTACAGGTTCTAGCCACACAATTACTGTTGGTCAAGTTCTTACTATTACTGGCGTTACTGTAGCTAGCGGCAACCTTCCTTACAATATTTCTGGCGGTGTTGTTAGCGGAATTGCCACTACTACGTTTGATATCAAAGTTCCTTCTGGCACTACTGCTGGTGCAGGTTCTGGCGGAAGCGCCGTTCTTGTTGTTCTAGCTACTGGTGAGGCCGCTGTTGAGACAGATACGTTTAGCCTAAAAGTTGGCGATGGCACAACTGACTGGACAAATATTCCATATATTGGTGTACCAAACTTCTATTTAGTCCCTGGCCAAACATCTCTTTCAAATTCTACATCTCCACAGGATTTGTTTGAAAAAAAACTTCCACTTACTCCAAATACTAACTACCGATTTAAAATTGAGTTTATGCTTGTAGGAATTACTGGAATTAGTAAACACATTACTTTTTCTTTTAAACAGAGTGGTTCCGGACTGACTGGTTGGAACTTTGCTAGACTTCAATGGTCTGGTGGTACAAACACTAGTGGTACGTATGGTAAATCTACTTCACCTTTTACTGGTTTTGGATTTGCCGCAACAGTTGGGGCAATTGAAACCGGCTTAATTTTGTACGCAGACAATGCTGACGGTATTGTGTACGCCACAATTGAGGGCATTTTTCAAACTGGTAACGGTCCCTCTAACTTTGAGCCTAGACTTACATTCAGTGCTACACCGGGAATTAGTGTACAAAATCTAGCTGGTAGCTATGCGACCGTTGAGCAACTATCCCCTGCAACGATTAACTCCAAGGGTGCTTGGGTCTAGTAATGCGTAGCTCAGACGTTCAGGGTAGATTTAATATAGATTACGAGGCAAAGTCTCTTTACGAAGGGATTGCTGAAGACCTGGGCGGCACCGTTGGTACTGAAGTTAGCTGGTGGCAATGGTCAGATACCTACTTGGCAGAAAACTACACTGATATCGTAGATGATGTCTATGACGTATCTAGCTCAGTTGTTGGTAAAGGTCGAATTTGGCAGTCACCAATCACCGTACCAGTCGTAATGGCTCAGCTTATTCGTTCAACCAACGTTATGAACGAACGTGGTTTCTATGTGTCGGATACACTTCGTCTAGTTATCAATATTGATACCATTACAGAATACGTTCCGGATGTTCTAGCTAATCCTTCTAACCACATCAAGGACCGCATCGTTTATCGTGGAGAAGTATTTGTTCCTACTCGCGTACTTCCTAGAGGTGCGTTTGGAACTCGCTACGCTGTTGCAACTATTGACTGCAACCAGATGAACTCTGAAGAGTTGGTCAATGACCCACAGTTTCAGGCTTACGCCTCACCTTCTGTGGCTGATTTTAGAACTTATGGATACGGAAATGGCGCTTATGGCGCAGATAGCTATGGAGAGTAATTATGCCACTTGTTAAGCCAACTATTGGTCAGATGAACTGGGGTACAACCCTAAATGCTGCCCTTGATTACCTAAACACTGACACATCTTCTATGCTGAACTTGGGCAATAGCGTTATCCCAACTACTGATAACGCAGTTACTCTTGGAAGTTCTAGTAAAAGATTCGCACACCTATACCTTGGTCCTGGAACCCTAAACATCACTGACTCAGTGCTAAGCACTAACGCTGCTATTACGGTAAGCAACGGTGTATTTAACATAAATGGAATTACTCAAGCTCAGCTTCCTAGTATTAAACTTACTACCCTAACTTTTGCTGACAATACCTCCATGACAACGGCTGCTAAGCCTTTATATAATGGCTCATTTGAGAGCACAGCTGTCCAGGTATCTGGTGGAACGACCACTGCTAACCTCGTTACTGTAACTGGAGCTACAAACTCAAAAGGTATTTCGTACGATAGTGGTGCTACCAATTCTAAAATTACTTACGCTAATGCTGGGGATTATTACATAAGTTTTAACGGTCAATTTAGGTTTTCTGGTGGAGCTAGCTCATATGACGTTACTGTTTGGTACGCAAAAAACGGAACTCCAGTAACTAACTCTGCTTACACCTACACTTTAACAAGTGCCCAAAATTCTCAAGTACTAGCTAACATAACAGACATAGTTACATTAGCTGCTGGAGATTATATTCAGTTCTATTGGTATAC